TAGAAGATGCTCAATCGGCTGACTAATCCGGTTTCAATTCAGGTCCTCGGCGAACTCGACACGTCTCAGTTCAGGACCGATATTCAGCGGCTGAAGCAGCGGATCCAGCTCGATGATGATGCCCGAGCGGGCTGGTTGAAAGACGTGCACGAAATTCTGCTTCAGCTCAAGGGGAAGGATGAGCGCAAAAACAAGCCCTGGAAGAAGGCGTCGAATGTCTCCATTCCCCTGACTAAGAAGCTGCTCCGGCGCTGGATTCCGATTCTCTACAATCTCGTGGCCGAGGCCGATCCGGTGACCTATTTCTATGCCGGAGACGCAAAGGCCTCCGTTCTCGCGCCGAGCTGTGAGGCCTTCTTCGATTGGCTGTTCAAGGTATACATGGAGGATTCGCTGAAGGAAATCAGCTATCTCATTTATAACATTGGCGCGAAGGGCACGGCCTTTCTCGGCGTGCACTGGGACTATCGGACAGAAGTCACCACACGGGTTGTTAGCGTCGACGATTTATTTCCCGACGGTGTGCCGACGGATGTCAATCAGATTGTTCAAACCCTGATCGCCCACTACTTCGTCAAGCCGATCGAGCCCGAAACGCAGAAGTCGCTTGTCGAGGCGGCGCAGCAGATCCTGGCTGGACAGAAATTCGTCAAACTGATCTATACGCAGGTGGTGGCCGACAGGCCGCGGATTCGGGCATATGAGCCTGAGGACGTCATCGTTCCGATCGATTCCGAGGCCACACACGATGCCGATTATGTCTGCCTCATTCACCGTTACTCTGCCGATCGGTTGCGACAGATGGCAAAGGACGGGCTGCTCAATCCCGATGCCGTCGAGGAGCTGCTCGCACCGAAGCAGCAAAGTGAGGAAGAGGAGCAGGGAACGGTCAGTCCCCGCATGGCCGATACCTACCAGGCGGCTCGCGATGCCGACAGCGGCCTCCAGACAACCTTGGATAGTAAGCTGCATATGGTCTATCAGATCTACTGCCGCCTGGATTACAACGGCGACGGGATCGGTGAACGATGTGTCCTCTGGCTCGCGCCGGAGCGGGAGCAGGTACTGGCGCTTCACCAGTATCCATATCCATTCAACTATTGGCCCGTTTTCCGATTTGACTTTGAGGATGTCGAGCGTCGGCCGTTCCGAAGTTACGGTATCGGCCACATGCTGAAGGATCTCCAAAAGCAGTTCAATAAGCAATACCGTGCGACGGCCGACGCGATCGACATCCAGCTTGCTCCGGTCTTCATCCGGCGGGCCGCCTCGCCGTTGATGCCCCGGACTTTCAAATGGGGGCCGGGCGCGATTCTCGATGTGGCGGTTCACGGCGAGCTACAAATGCTCGAAAAGACGCCGCTGAACCTCCACGAGTATCTGCAGGATCGGGCCGAGCTGAAGGCGTTTAGCGAGGAACTCGTCGGCTCGATTGATGCGGCCCTAGCGGCCACGGGGCGGCGGCTGGAGCGGCGCACGGCCTTCGAGGTGGATAAGGTCAGTGGCGTGATCGAGCAGATCATGTCCATGGATGCCTCGACGTTCCAGCGCGTTATGGCCCGTGTCTATCAGTGCATTTGGGAGCTCTGGCTTGCTTTCGGACCGAACGAGATCTACTTCAACGTCCTCGGCGAGCCCGAGCCGCGCGTTTTCAAGAAAGCCGAATATCAATATCGCTTTACGCTGGTGCCCGCCGGTACGCCCGGTAACACCAATAGGCGGTATCAGCTCAGCCTGGCAATGCAGATTCTCCAGATCTTTGCCCAGGTTGCACCAGACATGCTCAATCGTCAGTTCTTGCTCTACTACATTGCAAACTTGCTCGATCGCCGACTCGCGAAGAATATATTCCTGCCCGAACATCAGCAGGTACTTCAGCAGTTTCTATCACAGCTTGCCGGGCAGGTAGCGAAGGGCGAGCCGCCTGAGATTCTACAGCGGCTTATGCAGTATCAGCAACCCACAAAAGGAGAGGAGGCAGCAACATGACGGTTCAGGAATTCGAAGAGCTGGTGAAAAACCAGGAACTCGACCGGATCAATCAGATCATCAAGGAGGGGCAGGACAGCGACTTCGCCGCCTGGATCCGATGGCGAATAAGGGATTTGGAGCAGAACATCATGAAGGTGCTGCCCGAATTCACCAACGAGGCGGCCGTGTGGAAGGCGCTAGGGCAATTGCAAGTCCTGCGCTCGCTGGAGGTCTTTCTGTTTAGTGAAGTAAAGTTGAACGAAGAAGGAGGAACCAAGGATGAGTGAAGACCGGAGGGAAGATCAGAAGCAACAGGATCAGGGACAGGATCAGAAACCAAATCCCATTCAACAGCGGATTGCACAGTTGTATGGGCAAAAAAAGCAGGCAGAAGAGGAAGCCGCGCTGTATAAGCAGCAGCTTCAGGAGCTGCAGGCGCAACTTCAAGCGGTCAGGGACGAGCTCTTGGAACTTAAGAGCGGCGCTGCGGTCAGTTCGTCTCCCACCCCTTCATTCGAGGGGCTTGGTGGTTTCAATGCAAATCCGGCTCCTGCCAGCCCGCCGCCCAAGGAGCTCGTCAAAGAGGCCGTGCAAGAAGTTGTTGGTCCCTTGCTGTCAGAATGGCAGAAGGCGAAGCAGGTTCAGGAGCTGCGGCTGAAGCAGCGGGAGGCCTTCACGCGGGCCTGCACGCAGTTTCCCGAGCTGGCGGATCCAAACAGCGATCTGTTTCAGGCGACGGATGAGGTGCTGCGGCGCAATCCAAAGCTGCAGGAGGATCCCGACGGGCCGTTCACGGCCGCGCTGATTGCCCAGGGCATTTTGGCTCGGGCGGGCGGCCAGGGCGGAAACGAGAATGCCTCCGTGCAGCAGAAGATAGCCGCGTCGCCGCCGCCGCCGTCGACGGGTCCGTCCGGCGAGAAAGGGCCGCGCGGGAAGCTGGAGGAGCTCGAGCAGCAGTACGAACAGGTACTGCAGCAGCTCCGCCAGACGACTGATGAGGCCGAGATCGAGCGACTGTGGGGGGTCCGCAACGAACTGGCTACTCAGCTGTCTGCTTTGAAGGCACAACTCGGTCAGTAGGCTAGACAGCTAACAAGGAGGATAGGAAATGGCACAACTTCTCACTTGGAGTCGATGAATTCCTATTCGCTCCGTACATTCCCAAATTCCGGTGAAGCGCTATGACAAAAGTAGAGCTTGGTTGGCTTGCAGGACTACTCGATGCCGAAGGCTGCTTTTTCGCACGACAAAATGATAATTGCAATACAACGATGGGAATAATAAAGCTTACGATGACTGAAATCGAACCGATGCGAAAAGCAGCTACAATCTTTTGGCAGATCATTGGTAAGAAACCAAAAATACACGCTAAGAAAAAAATTTATACAATTGTAATCGGAAAAAAGAATGCCATTTGTCGAGTAGTTCTTGCCATCGCTCCGTATCTTATAGGTAAGAAAAAGGAAGCTGCCGTACTGCTTCGAGCTATTACCTATAATGACCCGGACGATGTTGCTCTACTGCGTCGGTTAAAGCGCCAGCCGGAGCCAAGCCGCACGTGGCCAAAATGGCTTGCGGAAGGCCAAGAGACTGGACGGGAATGGGATGTAGGATGGTTCGGTTGGCTTGCTGGATTTCTTGATGGTGATGGTTCAATTGTAACATCACCACCAACTGTTCGCGTTTCGGGAAGTAATCGGTGGAATATTCAGGCAGTGAAAAGCATATGCCAAAAATTAGCAACAAACCACCGAATGCCCCGAATTCGTAAACGAACGTTTAAAAATATAAAGTGGCGGCCCGAATATAGCTGGCAAATACGGCATCGAAAAATGATCGAACGAATAGCTGCCGTCACTTTTCGCCAACTTACAACAAAAAAGAATAAAATGCTCGAAGCCGTTTTCGCACCATCCCATCCTAAGGTACAGTCCAAGGCATAGCCTTGTGAAATCGTTAAGAACACCCTCAGGTCTGACAAGACCATAAGGGAGTCATTGCAGGATGCAATCTACAACGTTGCCCCTGCCGACACACCGCTTCTCTCTCGAGTCAAGCAGGTAGGTGTCGACAACTTCTTTGTGCAGTGGCTCGAGGATACCTACCGGGCTGCGCAGACCAATGCTCAGCTCGAAGGCATGGCGTTTACTGCCAACAGCAAGACGGTACCGACCCGCACGGCCAACATTGCTCAGATCTTCTACGTCGGCGGGATGGTATCGGATACGCAGCGGCAGGTCGCACATGCCGGTATGGCCGATCCGGTGGCGTACTACGAGGCCAAGGATATCATCGAGCTCAAGAAGGACATCGAGCTCGCTCTCGTCCGCGGCTCGGCCGTTACCGGAACGACCAACACCGCACGGCAGATGAACGGTATTCTCAACATAGTCAGCACGAACAAGACCAGCATCTCCGGTATCACGTTCACCGAGAAGGTCTTCAACGACCTGATTCAGCTCACCTGGGACGTGACCCGTGAGATGCCGACTGAGGTCTACTGCTCGCCCTACGTGCGCAGGACGATCTCCCTGTACAGCACGAAGGTCACTCCGTTCATCCCGGCGGAGCGGAAGGAGCAGATCGTCGCCACCGACACCTACGTCAACGACTTCGGCACGTTCCGGGCGCTCCTGCATAGGGAGCTCAACAATGGGTTCAGCTCCGTCAACGAGCTGTTTGCCATCCGGCCCGAGCACCTTGCGACCGGGTGGTTGCAGCCGCTGAAGCAGGAGATCCTCTCTCGGGACGGGCTGAGGGTCAGGTGGCAGATCAGCTGCGATTTGACGCTCCTCTACCGGACCGAGAAGGCGTTCATGGCTGCCGATAAGGTGTTCCCGTATGTCCCGTAAGGGATAAATGATGGGGCGACCTGGGTAAGTCGTTAAACTGCCCACCACCCCTTTTTCACAGGAGGAGAACATGCATCCACTTGAAGCACTACAATGGCTGGAGCGTGCCGTGGTCTATGGCTTGATTCGGATTCGAGACCGGGCCAAGGCCCGCGAGGCGCTGAAGGTACTCACGCCGGTTGTCGGGGCGTGGGTGGAACAACAGAAGCAAAAAGGAGAGAAGAATGAGTCGGCGAAAGGATCCAAGGAGCTACGTAAAAGGACAAGGCGTTGAGGAGTGGCTTCAGATGCTGTGGACGGCCTGGAGCCGCGAATTTCCGGCCCGTGCCGCTGCCTTTCTCGATCACATCAAGCGGCAGAAGGAGCGGCTTTGGGCCCCGACCGGAATGAGTCGGGAGAAAACCATGGCATATACGGGTAGCATACCTACGGATCTCTACCTGGTCATCACGGCCAAGTATCCCGATTTCTTCAATACGCCGCTGAATCTCGAACTCGCTCACAGGATTTTCATGGGCGATTATCGACCGAAGAAGAAATAGGAGGGAAGCATGGGCAAGAGAAGAACAGCACAAGTACCCATTTCGGTTTGTCTCATTGGCAGAAACTGTGCGGCCGATATCAAGCGGTTTAATCGAGAGGTAATCAAGCCGCTGTTCAAAGACGGCCACGAACACGACGAGGTCATCTTTGTCGATACGGCCAGCACAGATAATACAATAGAGGAAGCGAAGCGCCACGGCTGGCATGTTATCAATGGTCGAAAATTGGTCGATCCCGCGCTGCTCGAATATGGGCGGAAGCTGATTCCCGAAGAGCTGAAGCGCTGGGAAGATCATCCCCATATCAAAACCGGTGTCTTGCGCTCTTTTGCCGAGGCCCGACAGCTCAGCTTCAATCGGGCCCGCAACGAAATCGTGTTCTGGCTGGATATGGACGATAAGCTGGTCGGTGCCAAGGAGCTTCGGCTCTTTATCGATCACTGCTTCGGCCCGGCGGGGCGGCGCGGGGCGATCATGCTCCCCTACGATTACGCCTTCGATGAGGCAGGCAACTGCATTTTGACGCTATGGCGCGAGCGAATCGTCAATAAATCGGATTATGAATGGCGCGGTGCGTGTCATGAGGTGCTTTGTCCGAAACGAGGGCATGAACACAAAATTAACTTCATGGCGCGGGACCCAAAGGCACCATTTCGAGTACAGCACCTGAAACCACCGAAATCCCATTTTGCGGACGTTCGGAATTATATCATTATGCGCTATGACTGGGACATCCGCGGCAATCACGATCCGCGCACGCTTTTTTACCTTGGCAATGCCTGCCGCGGGTTGGAGCGGTGGCGAGAAGCGATTGTATATTATGATAAATTCGTGACTCGTAGTGGCAATTATGAAGATGTCTTTTCGGCCTATCTCGGCAAGATCGCGGCCCTGACAGCACTCGAGCGCTACTGGGAAGCACTGGATGTAACCTTTCAAGCCGAGAAGATAAAGCCGAAGGATCCAAGGCCGCTCCATCTTCGGGCCGATCTCTTCTATCGACTGCGTAATTATGAGGCGGCGCTGGAGCAAATACGACGTGCCGAGGGCATGGAGATTCCGGACACACTCCATGCCGTCGATCCCTTCTCGGCCCGCGTATCGCCGAATGTCCTCGCCGTCCTCTGCTGTCGCGAGCTGGGGCGGCCGGACGAAGCCGTTATGTATGCCCGGCGCGTGCTGGCTACCGATCAGTCGCCAATGGCCCAGCGGCTCTATCATGATACGGTAGCCTGGGCTCGTGCCGAAGATGTAACACGCAACCAGGCCGTTGCCGTCAACACAACGCGAACTTTCAATGATCGAATTGAGGTAGCGAAGCGGCTGGTTATTAGTCCGCATGCAGCCGATAAGGGCTTTGCTTCACCGGAGTCGGCTGTACCTGGTGGCTATAGTGGCAAGCCGACCTTGGCGATTTTCTGCCCACACACTTCAATTCGCTGGGGACCGCTGACGGACGGACGCGGGCTCGGTGCCAGTGAGAAGATGGTTTGTTTGCTGGCACCGCGACTGGCGAAGCGCGGCCTGGCTGTGACTGTTTACTGCCGCCTTGCGGATCCGCCCGGTCAGTACGAAGGCGTTCATTGGCGGCACTATGCTGAATTCAACCCGACGCTCTATCGGGATTATGTGATTCTATGGCGAGCGCCGCAATATCTCAAGAATGTACACATTGCGGCCGGAAAAAAATATGTCTGGGTCCATGACGTGATGCACGATTCGATTTGGACGCCGGATATAGTAAAGCAGATAGATAAAGTTTTCTTCTTGAGCAAATACCAACGCGGCCGGAACCCGAGCGTGCCGGAGTCGAAGGTATACTATACCCGCAACGGAATCGATCTCAAACGGCATCTGTATGCAGGCGAGCCGAAACAGAAAAAAATCGTCTACCTCTCTTGTCCAACGCGGGGCTGGATTACAGCCTGCAAGCTCTTTATCATGAGCGGGCTGGCTCGAAAGGGCTGGGAATTGCATCTCTTTTACGGGTTCCTCGAGAGCTTCGACGAGGCCGCCAATCGGCAAATTGCCGGTTACATACCGGATGTGGGTCACGAGATGCTCCTTCGTGAGTTCCAGACCCGCTGCTATAACATTGCTGATTCCTATCCGGCAATAAAGCGGCGCGGCCTCGTGAATTGGAGACAAATTGCGGAAGAGTTAAAAACGGCTCGAATCTGGCTTTATCCGACACGATTCGATGAGATCAGCTGCGTTGCGGCCATGGAGGCCCAAGCAGCTGGTCTCCGGGCCGTCACTACCGATTCGGCGGCCTTGGCCGAAACGATGGCCGATTATCCCGGCTGGATAAATTTATCCGACATGGATAAGAAAGATTGGGTGGCCGCTTTGAAGCTGGCGGCTCAGACGGAACCAGAAGCGGAGAAGTGGTCACAGTTTGCCCGGAAATGGGATGTTGAATCATTGGCGGATGAGTGGATGCGAGATTTGTTTCAGGAGGTAAAGAATGTCTAGCGTAAATGAACTCCGACAGCGTGTTGCTGCCCTGGAGGAGACCATTCGGAATCTGCGCCTCGTTGGCAAAACAGAGGTAGCAGATACCCTCGAGGCCTTCTCTAGGCGGATAAAGGAAACGGAAAAAAAGGTAGCGGCAATGCTCCAGCGCGTTGAGGCATCGATGCAAGAATTATCAGCCGTGCAGGAGCAGCACATTGATAATCTGCAGCTCGCTTGGCAGCAAGTCAAAAAGGCAGTCGAACAGGCTGAGCAGTTGGTTAGTGCCTCAAAGCAGCTGGCAGAGAAAGTCGATCGACAACAGGTTGCTCACCGAGATGATATTCAGCGGCTGCTGGGTGATCTCGGTGTAGTTGCCGAATTGCGTGCCGAATTTGATGAATTCAAGAAGAAGGTATCCGAGCAGCTCCGGGAATGGGTTAGGGGAGAAAAGTAATGCTCGATGTCAGCCTTTACGAAATGATAACAGAGGTCCAGCGGATCACGGGCCGCAACGACCCCGAATGGGCAGTGCGGATCGAGGCCGCTGTGCGCCGGGCCTATCATGCCTGGGAGTCGGAATTCGCCTGGCGAGATCTCTATTTCGAAGACGAGATTACCTATTATGGTGACCAGCCCTATCTTGTTGTGCCGCAGGATGTCGACCAGATTGTATGGGTTATGGACGCCACGAATTACCAGGCCCTGAAGGCGAGTGACAAGCAATGGGACCGGCGCTATCCCTATGCCGTGGCTCAAAATCTCAAGTCGTATGCCGAAGAGTGGGAGCCGGTCGGCTACCGTCCCTTTTCGACTTTCGTTTCGACTCATACCCTCACTGTTGAATATCTCGTTTCGGGCGGGTTGCCGACCCATACCGTGCAGTTTCAGGTGCGCGGCTATTGGCAGGTAACCGGAGCCACACTGGCCAATAATCGATATGAGGCCCTCTACGAATTCAGTACCTCGACGACTCTGGCCAGTATCGATGTCGGATTGGGGCAGCTCCTTGTCGAGCCGCTGGGACTCAATCTCGTTTCGGCTCAGACATGTCCCGTTGTTTTCAAGTCGCCGGACAATGATATCGTCGGTCTCATACCGCCCGGGGCGCGGCAATCGACCTATTATTGGCTGAAGCTCCTATATCGGCCCGAATCCGGTACTAAGTTCCGCTATGGTGCCATTAGGCGGCTTCGGCCCGTTACCCATTTCAGTCTCTATGCCGATACGATATTGCCCGGTGCCGATCCGGAATATCTCACTTGGCGGGCTGCCAGCGATATCTATACCGAGATGCAGGAACCGGAGCGAGCCCTGCTCGCCTATAAACGGGCCGAGATTGCACTGAAGCGGCAGCGGGAAAAGGAGGTGCTATTCTCCGATCACGCCAATCGCATTATTCCGGAGGACTTGGAATAATGAAACTACTGGAGCAATATTGGTTCGGCCCCGAAGAAGGACTGGATGCCGACACCCACCCGTTTTTGATGGGCGAAAAGAAATGTCCGTACCTGAAGAATGTGAATCTCAGTACGGACGAGACCATCAAGTGGGCCTGTGGTGACATCACCATTGGCGGTCCCTGGGGCAATCCGGCAGCATCATATTCGTGGAAACCTGTTCACGCCATCATTCCGTGGTACGATATAGTACACAACAATTTTGTCGTTCACGTCCACGCTGGTAATCACCTTTGGCATAATGGTAATGCCGATCCGTACCTCTTCGATTGGGTACCAATGACCCAGCTAAGTTTGGCTGATGTTGCCACACACTGGGCCCTTGTGTCTTGCTATAATATTGGTGCTGGTTATTCAGACAGTTCATACGCTATTGGTATAGTCGGTATCGAACCCTATACGAACCAGACTTACCCTAATCTCGTTTTGTGGAATTGCAGCACACAAGGTGATCCGTTTACCGTTCATTCCAGCTACGCTCCGAACTGGATCACTTCTTACCAGGGCCGTTTGTGGATTACCGAGCCACCGGCCCGACTACGCTGGAGCAACATCGAGGATGGAGCCGTTTTCGATCCGTCAAACTATCTCGAAGTGCAGCCGGAAGATGGTGACCATATTGTTGCCGTTGTTCCCCTGCGTAGTATCGAGCCGCGACTTATCATCTTTAAGCGACGATCGATTTATCTATTCGATGTCGTTTGGTCAAATGGGGCGCTGATCCCGACAACCGAAAACAGCATCGATACTACGAATTCCGCCATCAAGATATTGTCGAAGGAAATCGGCTGCATTGCACCACGAACAATCCAATACGTCTCCGGCAGTGAACGGGCCGATATCTTCTTTCTGAGCGAGAAGGGTGTCTATTCGATATTGCGACTAGAACAGGACATTGGCGGTGGCCTCTCCGAACCGCTTTCGCGCGGAATCCAGAAATATATCGATCGCATCACTCCGTCAGCAATCCATAAGGCCGTCGCTGCCGTCCATGACAACAAATACTACCTTGCCGTGCCCCTTGACGGCGCGACGGAGAACTCGGCTATTCTCGTCTTCGATTTGGTGCGGAAACGCTGGGAGACCTTTCTCGATAAGGACGTCCAATCGTTCCTGCGAACCAAATTGGGCAATAAAGAATATCTATTTGGTGCCCTCTACTCATCGAATGTGAGCACGCCGGAAGTCGTCGTCACCACGTCCAGCGGTGCGACGCTCCTATCCAACTGTTGGCCGGTGGTGCAAATCGGTGCCCTATCTCCGACGACGTACGTCACGATGCCGGGCGTCGACTACACCTTTCAGGTCCACACCCCGCTCTTCAACCTCGGCGTGCCGAATCGAGCCAAGCGCTGGAAGCTGGCTGAGCTCTATTACCACTATGAGCCAGTAAGTGAGCCCACCGTACTCTACATCCGGGCCCGCACCAGTCGGGACAGCTACACGACCGGCGACATGCCGCTGCTGACCCACTTCACCCTCAGCTCGGCCCAGTTCCACAACGTCCTGACGATTAACCTGGCCGACTTGCGGCCATCGGAATACATACAGTTCGATCTCTATTCTTTCCGCCCGTTCACCCTCAAGCTGCTGGGCATGCGGGTGGTAGGTCACGTGCAAGAAGATATCTGGGAATAGGAGGAAAAATGGGACCGTTGACACTTGCCGTAATCGGACAAGCCATCGGTGGGGCCGCCGGGATCGCCGGAGGTGTCCTCCAGGGTATCGAGCAGCGCAAGGCCGCCAAGAAGCAACGGCGGTATCTCGAGCGGCTCATGGATCAATTAACTGGTGAATACAAAAGGGGCTACACGGAGGAGGCCGCAGCCGGGCTGTACAGCCTCGGTCGGGCCAAGCGCGAGGCCCTCACCGCCACCCGCGCCGCCCTCAATCGGGCCCGGCTGCTCGTAGCGCAGACGTTCCTCTCCGCCCCCTATCAGGCCATGAGTCAATATGTCGCCGAGCGGTTTCAGCAGCCGTTGCCCGAGTCGCTGGCGGAGGAGTATACGAATCGGCTCCGGGCGGCCCAAAAGGCCCGCGGCACCTTCTATGGCGGCGCATCGGCGAAGGACGAGGCCGCGATGCTCACCCGCATGGCCGAACAGCAGCGGATGGCACTCCTGCCCACACTGCGGCAGATGGCCATGGATCCGACGATGCTGCAGGTCCAGCTCGAGAATCAGCTCCTTGCCCAGCTGGCCGCCACGAACCAGCTGGAGACGGCCACCTTCAACCGGCTGATCTCGGCCCGGCAGTCGGCGGCCCAGATCGCCGCGGCCCGCATCGGCCCGCTCGCCCAGATCACTATGGGCCTCGGCAGCCAGGTCCCGTTCAGCGCCGTCAGCCCGCTCGCTGGTGGCTTGCAGGCGGCCTCGGGGGCAATCAGCGGCCTGAGCAGCCTACTTCTCAATGTTGCCGGTGTCCAGGCCCAGCAGCAGCAAGCGGCAGCGCTATCGAGGATGGCGCAGGGCGGTGGCGGCAGTAGCCGGTTTCAGGTCGCAGGCAAATCTCTCAACGAACTTTATAGTATTTAATCATAGGAGGTAATCGATGGCCTTTGCGATGAGCGAACTGGGATTCTACGGCGGAGCCCTGCCTGGGTTCGGGGTCCACTCCTTTCTCGGCAGCCTGGCGACCCGGCCCTTCTTTGGCTCGAGCTGGGACTGGATCCAACCGGCGGCCACCCCAGCCCTGGGGCTGCGCGATATCATAGCGATGACCCTCGGCGATGTCCCCACCAGCCTGCTCCGATCCGACATCAAGGAGAAGGCCGAGCAGCTGGCCACGGAGATCCAGGGGCTGCCAGCCGAGGAGGCGGCGAAGCGGATCCAGGAGTTCACGAGCCAGCTCGGCGGCGGTGAGACCGGTGCCCGGGCGGAGCTGGTCTACCAGCCGGAGATGCTCTCGTCCCCCTACCTCGAGGCCCCGGCCCTGGAGGAAGTGGTGCGGCAACAGCTCCAGGCCGAAGAAAAGTCACCGCTCTGGGAACTGCTCGGGACGTTCGGCGAGGAGGGGGCGCTCCGGGAATTGCAAGCGCTCCTCAGCGGCGAAGAGACCGGGGCTCTCACCGCGGCCATCACGGGGCGGCGACCGACCGAAGCCGTCGACCGCGCCGTCGCTGCCCAGCTCCTGCGCGACATCGGCCCGGTCAAGCTGGCCAGCGGCGAAATCTTCAACCCGTACTCCATGGACCTCCAGGAGCTGGTGCGCGAATACCAGTTGCCCAGTGAGCTGAAAGGCCATCAGCTCATGGAATTTGGTATGGGAATGTTCTCCAAATACGATCTCGGACTGACAAAGGAACGGCTCGGTGTACTCAAGAAGGCCATGCAGACCGGAGCCGATACCGGCTACGGCGGCAAGAAGGGCTACCGACTTTGGCAACCGCTCCTCGATATCGCCGAGCGGCTCGAGCCGGGTAAGGAAATAAGTCAGTCAGTCGATTACAGCGGCCGCCCACTCGGCTGGGCTTTTGATGTCGTTTACAGCGGCCGGGCCGGTAGCGGATTCGGTAAGGGGCTGGCTGAAGTGCTGTATGGATTAGTATAGAGGAGGCAACTATGCCGATCGTAGGCGAACAGTATTACGGCGAAATGCGGCAGCTGGGCCAGCAGCAGTTCCAATTTGCGATGGCCCTGAAGAAGCTAATTGAGGAAGAGCGCCGATTCAAAGAACGGCAGCAGCTTCTCGAAAAAGAATTGGATTTCAAGATAAGATCCTGGCAGGCCGAATATGACTTCAAACTTGCTGAGGCCAAGCGTGATGCCCAGCAATGGCGGGATCAGTTCGAGGAAACGAAGAAATACAATAAAGCAATGATTGGCCGAATAGAGGCCCTAACACAAGAAGTAAAAACCCTCTTACCATACAAAGAAAACGCAATGGCCCTCACAAATGAATTTCAGGCCTTGCAAAATATGGCCGAGGGACTAAAGTTGGAAAATCTCCCCAAACAGCTCGAACAACAAAATAAATTAAACGAGCTGGCCATAAAAACGGCCCAAGAACGACTCCGGGAAATGATCGAATTATTTCCTGACGAGAAATCAAGGGCAAAGGCCGAGGCCATTTTGGCAAAGGCCAATGCCGAGCTCGCCAAAATAAGGAATAAATATGCGGATCAACAGGAGAAGGCCAAAACGGATATCATGGCATTTCAGCGGCGGCGCGAAGAGCTCGCCACGCGGTTCGATGAGGCAACACAGCGATATAGGATAGAACAAGAACGGGCCAAGACCGAAGAGAGCAAGGCCCGCGCCGCCGGTGCTCGGGAAGAGTGGCGGGCCCGGGCCGAATTCTACGAAAAGGCCCGTGTCGGGCTCGAATCCGTTAGCGAGCCCCAGGCGGCCGCGGCGGCCTTCGGCATCCCCCAACCCGAACCGGCTGAGATCAAGGACATCGGCACACAGGATCTGGAATTCATCGACCGGAGCACAAAAGAACTGATGCAGGAAAATTTCAGGTTTAGTGTGCCCGTGCTCGGCGTCGAGATCCGGACCGAGGCCGACATCGATAAGGCCGAAAAATCCTTCAATAACTACATCGGCCAGCGCCTCGGCCGGGCTAAGACACTTCTGTCCGTGCTCGGCGTATCGCAAGCCACGATCATTTCGGCACAGAATTTCGGCACCGTGCTGCGCCAGGTGCTGAGCGACATCGAGGCCAATCCCGAAAAGTTCATCCAGGCCGCCGGTGGGCAGCAGCGATTTCAGAGTACTTTTACCGAACTAAAGCAAATGCAACAGGAACTCGTCACTGCCCGCACCCGACTGCAGCTGGCTCGGCGCATTCACAGCCGAGTGGACGCATACACGCGCCGAATCGTATCCAACGCCTTTGAGGAAGCCCGCCTGGCCGGTGTCCCGAATCCGCGCGAGTACGCCCTCGCCCTGGCTCGGCGTCGAACCAAGAAGGTGCTCAGCGTCTTTCACCGGATATTTGACACACCGGAAATGCAAGAGCACCTGTTTAGCTTCTTGCGCAATCCCACCCGAACCAACGTAGCGTGGGAGCAGATCAAAAATAAAATCGTTCACGTTGTCGATGACGACGAAACACGCAGACAACTGGCAGCCTTTTTGCAGAGTCTGACGGAGAACGAATGAATCTAGACTGGATACATGAAGACCTCGAAGCGACAGCGGCCGTTCCGGAACCGGAGCCGCGCGGCTGGTTTGCCTCCGCCCTGGCTCCGGTAAAGGAGGCCGAGCGTCAGATAAAAGAAGAGGAGCGGCGCAACTTAGCGGCCGCCCTCTATGCCGATCTGCAGCAGACGGCACGGCAGCGGATACCGACTCGGCTCCGTCCCGATCCGCAACCGGCCAGGGAGGAGCCCATGCCGCGCGCCGCGCCGCAAGAGCTCATGCGAATGCTCCAGGTGCCGGACGATCTCGAGTCCGCCTTCGGGCTCGAGGCCGATTTGCTCTATACTCCCGGCCCCGATCCGAAGCGGGTCCTCCGCATCTTCGAGGAAGGGCAGATAGACGAAATCGACCGGGTCCTCGAGAAGCGCGGGCTCAAGCTGAATCGGCGCACACTCGGAGACTACCACCAGCGGCGCGAGGCCGTTGAGGGCCTCCTCGAGCTGACTTACGGTGCCGCCTGGGATACCGTCGGTCCGCCCGAGCTGAATAAGCGCGTGGCGGCCGCGGCGCTGTTGAAGGTCGCGCTCGAGAACAGCACCCTCACTGATCCGGAAGAGGTGGATTGGGTCCGGGCCGAAGCCGTTAAGGAGGTGGCCGCCCGCTACGGACTGGATCCGCAGAAAATCGAACCCGACAACATCCGGAGCATTGCCGAGCGGGCGGCCGTCTACCTGGCCGATCCCTCTTCGTTTCCACAATATAAGGCCGATGCCCAGGCCCTCTCCTACCTGCTCGGGCGGAAGCCGACTGTCGATAAGAAGCTCATTGCCGCCTTCAATCGCGATCTCGGTATCGTCACCACACGCCGAATGCGGCAGGCGAAGCTTGAGCACCTGGGCGTCGATGCGCCGCCCGAGGCCTTCGACCCAACCGGCGACTTCGATTGGCGGCTCTTGCCCCTCTTCAAACAGGCCCGGAATAAGTACGAGGTCCTCATTCGCAGCCGGGCCCCCACCGGTAATCCCAAGGCCTTTTTCCGGCACTTGGCCGGTCAAGAATTCGACGCGCGCGCCACCGGTAACCTAACCGATGTCCTCAATCTGTTGAAGGAAATAACCGGGCGGGAACCGACGCCAAAAATGATAGAATTCCTTCGGCGACTGGATCCGAAACGGCGTCGGATATTGCTCCACCAGCTGTTTTCGGCCTCGTCTTGGGAAGATTTCTATGCGAGAACTCGTACCGATCATGGTAATGGCGTCATTACGGCTCCGCCATTTGAGGCCTATTTCGAAGAAGCGCCGCCCCTTCGTCGATTTCAGAAATGGGTTCAATCGTATATCGACTGGCAGATGCAAGATTATCCCCGGCGCATCGAGGAGGCCAATCGGCTATTGGGCGGCGAGGGCTTCATCAGCAAGGAGGAATTGACTGCGGCCCTCGACGAAACCATTGCGGCCGAGCGCCAGGCATGGCTGAAGGCCGTATTCCGAGACGAGGATGTGCGGATAGAATTCGAGAATGCCAAGGCGCGGGTTCTGCAATCCGATACCCTGCCCGCCCTGGCCCTTCGCGTTGTCAGCTTCGCCTGGGAACAGCTCGGCGGCCTGGTGAAGAAGGTTGCTGGTGAGCGCGGCCGCATGATTGTAGAGCGGCCCCTTGACCCCCTCTTCGCCTGGCTGGGCAAGCAGCTGCTCTCGGCCCGGATCGCAGCCGAGCGGCCCGATCTGGTGGCCCAACTGACACAGACAATCCCGGCCAAGAGGGAATTGCCGCCGCCGCTCGAAGTCGGCAGGAAATTCCTCTTTGGTACCGCAAATGAGGGCGCGTGGGAGTACCTGAGCGAGCAGCTCGACCGGAAGGATCTCGGATTCTTCGATCATGTCTGGCTCAACTTCGCTACCCTCTCCGCCATCGCCCGAGATCTGCCGATAGACATAACACAGGCCATACTGGATGACCCCGTGACGACTTTGGTCGCGGCCCCCATCGCATTCAAGGGGCTGAAGGCGGTCCGCCTCGGCAAGGTCGGTAAATACACCGTAAAGGACCTGCTCAAGAAGATACCGATATCGGAGCGGGGGCGGCGACTCATGCTCAAGGGCTATCAGGTGCCGCGCCTCATGGCGGCGGCTGCCGAGATGTCCCTCAATCCATTTTCGATTCCGTCTGTGCTCCGTTCCGTCTTCAATGCCGATCCGACCTTCGCCGTCGCCTACGGAATCGGTGCCCGGCGGCTGCGGCGCACACTGAATCGGATGCCGGAAGAGGTCCGACAGGCCGAATTCAAGAAGTGGCGGGCCCATCTGAAACTCATGGAGCGGAGTGGGCTGGCGAAGACGGATAAGATCGACTATCTCAATGGATTGCTCAGTGACATGGAAGCCCGGCTCGAGCGCGGGCTCCAGGTCGGGCTGCCGGATGTGGAGCGCTACATGCAGGCCGCCCTCGACGGACTTGGCCCGGAGCTGGCCCAGCTCGCCGTCGTTCCGGAGCGGTCCTATTCCGGCATCCCCTATTTGAATAAACTCCTCCCGGCGAAGCCCCGGCGGCCGCTCCTGATCGCCGACGCCGCGAAGCGCCGAGCCCTGGCCGAAACCGAACTGGCCGAATGGGAACGCGCCGCCAACGAGGGCCGCGTCGACAAGACCATTACCCACCTCGTCATGGAGGCGCAGCAGCTCTGGCTCGATTCCGACTCCTCGACCTTCTCGCAGCTCTACCGAGAGCGCATTCGGCCACGACTGGAACGGTGGCGGAGCAGTGAAAAGGGCAGCCACCTGGCCGAATACTGGATGAATATCTTCGACCGCTGGGCGACACCGGAACGGCTCACACGCCACCTCGCCTACATCGAACAGGGCGAACTGGCTTTCGAAGCCTATCGCCAGCACAAAGAGGATCTGCTTCATTGGGAGCGTTTCGCCCGGGCCTCACGGAAACGAGCTTGGCGCATGGCGAATGCGGAGACGCAGCTCGAAAGCGGCTATCGCGCCGCCGCCCAGCTGGCAACGCGCCGGTACCGCGAGGCCCTCCGGCGCTATAACCGAATCAATCTAAATGATCCGGATTTCCAGGCCTGGGTAAAGGATCATCCCCGATACGGTTCGGCCTATCGTACCTGGCGGCGAATGCGCCGGATAAAGGCCGTCTACCGGAAGCCAAATATTAAATGGCGGCGCGCCGTGGCTAAGCTAGAACGGGCCCTAAACAGCTATCGCCGACTGCGCCGACAGAAGGTGGTGACGGCCCGGAAGAAGATGGTAAAGGAGGTCAGCGAGTTCCGGGAATTCCTGCGCAACAAGGAGAATTATCAATGGCGACGCCTGTATGAGGAACTCTCAATCGACCTCGCCCAGCTCGAAATGGCAAAGCGGGCCTCCATTGCCGAAAAGCCCCCGGCGAATATCCGACCCATTGAGGAAGGATTCCGTACCCGACTCTCGGCTGGCAGCCGTCATCGCCTCCTGCGCCTGGCCGTGCGGGACCACATCGCAAGCGGCGGCGCGGCCGATTGGATCCCGGAACGGTGGCGGCAGAAACTCGTGGAGGCCATTGACTGGTTGGCCGAACAGGGTGATCAGCACGCCATCGATTATCGCAAGGGCTGGCTCAAGCCGGAGAGCTTCGATCTGCTGGTGAATAAAGTCGCACAGCGGGTCTATGGCCGTTTCGAGTGGGGGCTGCCCGCGCTGGACGAGGTGTTTGCCCGCACCGTCAAGCAATTCCGAAACCACCTCGAGATCCTCCGGCAGGTCGCCAAGGAGGACGCGGCCAGCTTCATCAATGCCGACCTGCTCCTCCTGCCCCAGAACCCCACCGGCCGCCGCGTGCTCATGGCAATTCAAAACCAGGCCAGTCACTTCTTGGCCGAGCCCCACCGGCGGCGGCTCGAGGAGGCGCTGGTCGAACTGGCCGAATGGGGACCGGAGGGGCGCGCCGCACTGCACGAGTGGCTCTCTACTGGCGAGCGGCCGAAGGAGGGCGTGACGGCGGCGGTGGAGCGGATGTATGAGATGCTCGAGACAGAGCGCCACGCCTTCATCGAGGCCCTGGAGGAAGCCGGTATAATCGACAAGGGGTTCGGCGAGAAGATGCGGCGCTCGGTCTGGCAGGCCATCTTCGATACGCTCTCCAGCGAAGACGTGCGACAGTTCATGCCCGCGCGGCCCGGCGTCAGCAAATTCGCACCACCGCTCCTGAACTGGCCGCGGTTTGATCACCTGAAGGTCCAGCGCACCCCGGGCGTCGTCCGCGTCCTGTGGCACGATCCGCGCACGGGCAAGGTACGGGAGCAGCGCTTCAACGTGCCCGGAGAGGGCGAAGCGCGATTCCAGCCCACGAATATCAACAAGGCCATGCGCGAGGCCAATGCATGGATTCGCGAGCAGATAAAGCGCGGCAAGCTGCGGCGCTCGGATATCATCGAGGGTGGCCCGATCAAGCCGCCGAGCAGCCAGCAAATGGCCCTGCGCGGCGCGAAAATGGGCGACCTCGAGCTCCAAATCCAGGCGCTCCGCTCGATGTGGTCGGATCTTGTACGAAATAAGATCTATTATGTATGGGGACTGCAAAACGGCTGGGTGAAGCCGCCGAGCCGAGCCGGTGTCAAAGCGGGGCCGCCCGGTGTGCCTGTCGATCGGCACGGCGAATGGACTTATATCGAGCCCAACAAATCCTTCGGCCCGCTCTCGGGCATGTGGGTCCGCAAGAAGCTGATTCGTGAAATGAACGCTTGGGACGAGGGCTGGCGCGTGCTCGAGGCCAAGATGGAGCAGTTCCGAGAGGACGTGCTCGAGTCGCCGCTAATAACGAAACTCTATCAGACCGTATTCCGTGGCGGCAGCCGACCGCTACAGAGATTTACCAAATTCCTATACCGCAACCTGATCACGCGAAATCTGGGTACGTGGTTTACCAACCACCTCACGAATATGTACACCTCGGCGGCGCTCGGGGCCCGGCCGCATAGCCGCGATTGGAACCACAACTTCAAGGCCTTTAGTGATATCCTCGAGGCCTACGAAAACGGCGTAAAGCTCGAATCCCTCATTGGAAAGAACGGCATTACCGAGCTCCATATTCAGGTATTCCGGCGCGGCATGCTCACCGGCCTGCTTTCGCCAACTGTCGCCTCGCCGACTGCGGAAATGTTCGGCTCGGGCCGCATGCAGCGCTGGCGGCAGCGTAAGGAGTGGCGACAACTGGTCGAGAAGCAGCACCGATATGAAATGCGCCGGGTGGAGCACGCCATCGAGCTGCTCGAAGGAGCCGAAACCAAACTGATAAACGAAATTCTGGCCAAGGAGGAGCGGGGGCAGAGTACGACTCAGCTACAGCGCCGCCTGGCCGAGACCCAGGAGGCACTGCGCCGGGCCCGGATTAAGCTGGAAAAGATACAAACACCATTCCTTTCGAAGATCCTACCGAATTCGCTTACTCGAGATCTCGTGGTCCGGATGTATAGCGACAAGTCCGTTATCCACAACTTCTTTGATCGCGAATACGCCCTGCTCGACGCCCGGGCCAAATTTGCCACGATGATGGAGCTAACGAAACAGCACGGCATCGAGCAGGCCCAGCTCATGGTTCAGCTCTTCATGCAGCAATACGGTATGGTGCCGCCACTCATTCGGCGTCTTCGTGTTCTGCCCGGTGTCGGTGCCTTTGTACCGAGCTTCACCTACGAGGCCCTCCGCATTCTCAAGAACATCGTAACGCTCCAGCCTCGGATTATGCTCCGGATGGCGGGCCTGAACTTCGCCTGGAATACCTTCGCGCTATCGATGACCAATTGGACCTATCAGGACTTCAAGGCAACGGTACGGGCTCGAAATGAGCTCGATGCCTTTTTCCACTATGTGACGAGCCTCGTTATTCCAACGCCGTGGGGGCTATATGTTCTCTCGCTGCGAAAGTACATGCTGCTCGATGTTTTCGCCCAGCCCGGCGGCTTGATGCGGCCGATGCTCGAAAATATGAAGAGCGGCGGCGAATTCGGCTGGCTCGTCGGCACGGCACTCACACCAATTAGTCAGCTGGTCTTCAGCCACCCCGTTACCGACTGGGTCGTGCGGCGCTTCACCGGTGTCGATCCGTGGCGGCAGGAGGAAATCACCTATCGCGGGGCCGGGCTCGGACAGATGGCGGCCTCGATGTTCAGGGATACGCTAAGCCTCGCTTTGCCGCGAACGATTGTCTCTGCCTGGGAACAGATCGAGGATGCCCAGCGACCGCCGAGTCCGTATACACTCCACCAGCGGACCATTCTCGAGCGGATTCTCGGCGCGGCCCTCGGCATCAGCGTGCGCCATGCTACGCCGAAAACGATTGGGGCCCGGCTGGCAATGGAAATGCTCCGGCCCGAGGACGTAGGCGAGCTGATAAAGGAAATGCAGGATCCGGTAATAGACCTGCTCCGGGCCCGGGCCTGGAGCGCGCGCGAGGCCCTGAAGGAAGGCGACATCGACGAATTCAAACGGCGCGTGCGCGAGGCCGCCACCGAGCTGAAGAAGGCGGGGCGAAAGCATGTCTACATCGGCGGCGTCTGGCTGACCCTCGAGCGGACTGAAGAAGAATGGGCCGAGAAGCTCGTCGATTACGTCGGCCGCACGCCCTATACCCTCTACGATAAGGTGCCCGTCGATATGTTGCCGAACCTCATCGTGGCCTTCGAAAACCAGCCCATGCTCGATCCACAGCACAGAGAATATGTATGGAGCCGGTTGCTGGATCCGAACCGGCTCGCGCATCAGTCCAATGTCTATAAGCTTGCCCGCGCCGCTTCGAAGCTGGCCCGGCTGTACTCGACTTCGAAGGATACCCGGTTGCGGCTGCGGTTCGGCATGGCATTCTTGAACGTCTGGAACCGCCTGGTCCGGGCGACGGTGCTCGAAGCCCAGAAGGCCACCGATGTCAAATTCGTCGAGCGCTTTCTCCGGAGCCCGCGCGGCAACCGGCTCCGCCTCCTTGCCGAGCACATCATGAAGCGATCAGAATAGGCTGCTGTTCTTCTCTCCAGCCCCGGGGTTTCTATATTCGCCCGTCGGGTTTCGGCCCGGCGGGCATTTTTTATTCGAGTGTCGCCCAGTTTCTTTTCTTTATAATAGCATTTATTGTTGATTGAGAAACTTTGAAACGTTTTGCTAATATATATTGTGGAATGCCTTGTTCCACCATTTTACGAATTTGTTTTACTTGTGCTTCTGTTAATTTAGCACGAGGATGTTTTGATCCAGACAATGATAGTCCTTTCTTAACTTTATCTTGCATGTTGTCTTTATGAGAACCAAGAAATAAATGACTTGGACGACAACAGGCAGGATTATCACATTTATGACAAACACATAAATTACCTGGATCTTTATCATAAGCAAGTTTATATGCAAGTCTATGGGCCCGCCAACGCTTATCTCTTGCATTAAAATATGCATACCCATATCCGTCAGGAAAATAACCACCACACCACTCCCAACATACATCTGGATCAAAAGACTTAATTTCTAATCTTGACCAAAAATCCCAAGGACGATCTTCTATTAGTGGCTTTTTTGATGACATTTTTACCTCCTTTATGCAATAACTGCACCTTGACGAGTAATAACTTGTATTTCTCCCTTCTCAATAATGCCTATTGCATGACACCAATCAACAAGCGGAGAGCTATATCCCTGTAATATTTTACACAAACAGCCAAGTTCGGCATTAACAATCTGCCGTCCATTTGGCTGCCGCCGGACATAGACAGTGACGCGATGTGACTGTGACCAGACACCGTACTGCAACCAAACTTAATGTAGCGCTGGACACAGCTCTGGGAATATTTCTGGCCATGCATACAAATCACGCCCTGCTCCTCCCAGATACCGGTCGGATACGGAATAATTTTCCACGACTTCGGCAACCGGAGAAACTCTTTGAGCTGGAGATCAGGCAGCTCGGCCAGAGCCGGGGCCCGCTTGACGAGATAGGACTGGAGCCGCTGATCCCGCGGCAGCCGCCGGACCAGTCGTTGATAAAAAGCCCTATACTTACGGATTTCTGTAGGGAAATTTGTCACAACCCGGCTCGGCATCGGGAACCGGCTCACGGCGTCCAGGTTGATCACATCACCGAGGAGGATGACGCGGCGTGGCTGCAGCTCGTTGACATATCGCAGCGCCCACCGCAATGCCGCTGGATCGTGTTTGGGATAGTGGATATCAGGCAGTACGATAGTTCGCACAACTCACCTCCTATAACCATTTCCAAGTTTTTCTTCTGAGAACATCATATGCTGCGTTATATGAACATCCAATTTGTCTTGCTATTTCACAAACTTTCAGCCCGCGCTGTTTAAGATTTCTAATTGTTAATACTTGTTTTTCTGATAGTGTACTATTTGGATGTCGTTCACCTCGTAAACTGCGTCCTTTTTTAGTCATATCTTTCATATTATCCGCTTGAGTTCCGAGAAAAAGATGCCCCGGTCTACAACAACGACGATTATCACATTTATGAAGTACTAACATTCCTTTAGGAATGGGACCAAACGCTAATTCATAAGCAAGTCGATGTGCTCTAAAACATCGACCACCACATCCAGGCTTATTAAAAAGCGCTTGTCCCAAGGCCTATCATAAATCAATGGCTTTTTTCTTTTCATAATTACCTCCTATCCAAATATCGAATCAATCAATCCATACCTTTTTGCTTCTGCTGGTTCTAAATAAAGCATCGATTTTCCTTTCAATTTTTTTCTCCACCACGCCCGCTGTCTACCTGTTAATTCAGTAAGCAAATCATAAAAATATTTTCGTTCTTTTTCTAAAGCAAGCCGTTCTACTGCTTGTGCTGCTGGATCTTCTGTTACACCCGCTAAATAAGGTTCGTGTATTGCTACGATTGAATACCGATGTGCGAACCGCAATCCTTTTGATCCCATTGCAAGCAAGACAACGTACCCGCTCTCTACGTCGCCGATGGCCCGGGTCTCGAGCCGGTCGTCCGCCCGATAGTGCCACCAGATGCACGCCCTCCGGGTTGACGGCGGCATCGAGCACGTCACGGGTCAGCCGCGGCATCGAGAGCTCGCCGAATAAAAAGATGTGTCTAATCTGCATATTGCTCCCTCCATCTCCTGAGCTGATAAAGTGCCTCGTTGATCCGTCGCTCCATCCGTTCTAACTGAATCCGGATCTCATCTATTTCGGCACGCAGCATCCATAGCTCATCACGAGCCGCTTCGAGAAAATCCGTTCTCATTTTTCTTTCGCTCATAAATCGCCTCCTCTCCTTCAAGAACACAAAGAACGTCCTGCAATTCGTCTATGGGCTCCGAAAACACATGGGCCACATTAAACTCCCAGCTAAAAAGCTCATCCTGAATTTGCTCCAAAGTCGACAACCATTTTCGTACCTTTTTAATCCGCTCTCTAATCATCTCGAGCCTTGTCATCCCGCTCCTCCTTTTCTACCGTCGCGGGCCGGTCATCGTATGGCCCATAGCGGAGCACACACCGCTCGTACGTCAACAGGAACAAGAGATTGGTGATGGCGTGTGCCAGATGGTGGAATCCGCTCTCCGGGTCCAGCCCCTCTCCCTCCCACCAGGTGAAGAGGTGCCGGAGCGCCGCCGCGTACAACCGGCTGTAGTGGATGCCACGCCGCCAAGCGTGGGGCTTATACTTCTTGGCCCCGAATCCGAGCACGTGGGCCACCTCGATGAGGGCCTCGGCTGGTAACAACGCCATCGGCGGCTTATACCTATCATACTTCAACGACTCCGGCTCCATTTTTGTCGCCACCTGCTCGAGATATTCACGCTTCTGCTTGCCCATTTTGTCCCTCCTCTTTATTCACCAGTTCCTCCAAGTACTCGATCGCCTGCCGGTTTCGGCACCGTTTCAGCAACCGCGCAGCCTTCTTGACCCGCCACCGATCGGGCAGTTTGACCTTTCGATAACGGGACTCCGGCCACGGCCAGATCACGAGACTCATTTTTCTTTCTCCTCTTTTTTCTCCCGTAAGTTAACGGCAGTGTAGTAGCACGCATCGATCACGGCATTAACAAGCCTGCTCAGTTGCTCTTTGTTCATATCGGCTCGAATAAATCCAGCCGGGCTAAAGTAGATCCGTACCTCCGCCTGCTCCGTCCGGGCTGGCCACGCTGGTTTAATTTGAATAGCCTTGATATCCGATAACGGAATCAGAGCCTTTGCGTTATCAGAAAACACCAAGCCGATTTCTGGACAATTCATGTTAGCCTCCTTTCGAAATTGCAATCTCTTCTCATACACGCAATCCATTTACCGCGTACTCCATGAACGATACAGAGTTGCCCGCCGCACCGAGGACAAGTCGGCGACTCAAACGCCAATTTCCAGCGCCACTCATACTCAGTTGCGGGAATAAACCGGGGCCGGGGCGCATCACCCTTGCCCGGCGTCATCGCGCTCGGTTCGTGTCGCATTTTCAATCCTCCTTTTGTAAATATCCGCTGCAATCCGTCCAAGCCACACAGACAGCTCCTTCGAAAATTTCTCATCCCGTGCACAATAGACATGCACGGCTCCGAGTTCGGGATAGTAGGAACCAATACCGTATATTGTACCATCAGCAAGCCGCCAGCGCGGAATCAGGCTATGCGCCGGTGGATAAGCCCGTATGGGACCGTCATAAAGCTGGCAGTAATCCGTATAGAGTCCAAGCACGTCGGCATCGATAGTTTTTACTTCCGGCCGCTCATCGGCATATTCCCGCCACCATTCTAAATTAAAATGAGCAAAGGCCGGAGCGATGTAATCCGGTGTGCCCGGAAGATGATTGGCATTCTGAAGTATACCGGCCAGGGCATAACGATTAAAATAAATATCCAAAAGGACTTCTTTGAACCGGGCCGGATCGAGAACAAAGAAATCCACATCGACAAAGAGCAACCAGTTATATTGTGTTCTCTGATCAATATGCTGCTTTAGATATTCTGCCACTACCTGCTCGTGGTTATCTGTGCGCGCATATTCGATATTAAAACCACACCGATTCAATAAGAGTCCCGTAGACTGCGTCCACCAATGTTCCTCCGCAAAGGTAATCCGCTTACCGACAGTCACCACCGCTAACTTTCTCCGTTCTCGTTTCATCGCCGCCTCCTCTTCTTACTGATCTGCCGCCGAATTGCCCGCAGTTCCCCCAATATCAGGAGAAGGATTAGTAACCCCAGAGGAGCCAAAACCACAAAGATCTGATCGTCGAGAATCATAACCGTTCCTCCATGCTTGGCTGACTTCCAAATATCGTAATCGCTCGTTTATGGTTTCAATTGCCGAATCGAACCGCGCGAACCGGTCTTCAAACCGATCCAGCCGAGCCCGAACATAGCCGACGGCCACCGCCGCCGCCACAATTACTTCCAGCAAACGCAACAAATCTACTTCCATCATTCGATCCTCTTCTTCTGTCGATACCAACGCATGTATAGCTTCTTATCAAAGGGCCTCAGTGGCAACCGATTGGCCCGTAACCAAGCTTGATATTCATCATTCGTGCGCCAGTCCTGTGACAGGTGCCGCACCCGCGCGGCTCGCTTCAGCCGCTCATAATGCCGCAGCAAATCGAGCGACTCGGCATCCAGCTCTTGCCGGGTGCCGCCCTGCTTCAGGAACCGCCAAATGTCCCGAAGCCGCTGCCGCTCTCGCCACGAAAAATAAGTCAAGAGTCTACCACGCATGACTTCCTCCGGATAAAAGAGGGGGATGGGGCGGGGTCGGACCCGCCCCGTTCCTTGCCTACTCCTCCTCTTGCGGTACATACTTCCGAGCCCTCAGGCCCTTCGTCATCCGGCCAGCAAATGTCGTATCCTCTTGGTAGAGCTCGATTTGCTGACCGATCCAATCGTCGGTCTCAGTGGTGCCGAAATCGGCCACGAGCCGCTCGATGATTGACTTCTTCAGCACGAGCTTCTTCGGCGTCTCCTGGAAGGTAAGGACGAGCCGCTCGTCAACTTCCCCCTTCAGGGACGTGATCTGCTCGAGCTGGCAGCCCGTAACCGTCACGACAATGGGCCCGTTCTCCACGTCCTTCGCGCAGAAGTACGTACCGGTGAACTTTCGGATGTCGACCATGACTACCTCCTTACGATAACAGAACCCTTAAAACACCTGTCACGAAAGACACACGACTTGCATTCCCAGCTGGCCGCCTCCCGGCGAGGGAAGTGGCCAGTCTGCTTCGCTACTTTTATGGCCTTAATTGTATCCCGCACCCAGTCAAGTGTCAGGCGCTGGGACTCCTCAGTTGTCTCCGCCACCTCGAACGAGGCGAAATCCTTGCCGCGCAGGAGCTGGATATAGGCCGCCGGGCGCTGATAGTGGACAACGTAGAGATTCAGCTGGGGCGAATAAATGAGGGCGTCCTTGTTGTGTCGGCGGCTCAAAAACTTATAATCGATTACCACTCCCGAGAGCACCAGATCGGCATAGCCGAGAAATGGTTCGCCCTCGAATTCCCATTTCATTTCGGCCTCTATCGCCTCCACTATCTGCGAACCGACGGCCTCCTGTTCTACCTCCTTGCAGTATTTATCCGTTGGGGGCTTGCCCTCCTTGACCAATCTGTCAACGCAATCGGCTTCGGGCAATTCCTCGCCCTCGTGCTCGCCTTCATGGTAATGGTAGCGCACGAATTCGCGGGCGACTTCGAGAATTTCCTTCAGCCCGCTCTTCTTGCCCTCCTTGAAACGGCGCTGGTTGTGAACTTCCAGGCCCTTATGCAACGCCGCTCCGGAGAGAAGCGAGTACTTCAACGGCTCCGGCCGCTGCTCGACATAGCGATAGTAATACTGTCTGGGGCATCGACTGAAACAATGCAGCCGACTCAGACTGTAATACGGATCGCTGTTACGAAGGTTCATCCGTGTGAGTTCTTCATAGATCTCCATTTCACACCCCCTGTCGACGCAGCCAGTCACCGGCCGCCTTCAGTCGATAGTACCATTCGCGCCTTGAAATTTCGAGCTCCTTCCAGGGATCCTCAACACCTTCATAAGCCAGCTTCAGAACAGGCTTTAGGTGGTCCGGAGCTTGATCAATGAGATCGTAAATTTCCACCTCTGCCAGGTTTTTATCTTCTTGGGGTGGCAGAGTTATTCCACTTGATTGATAGGGTATCTCGTGTTTATTGAGATACTTGTTGCTCTTATAGAGAATATCGAGCAACTTATTCTTAAAACTGGTGTACAAGAATGCCACAGGCTGGGACTTCAGATCTTCCGAACCCAGATAGTGCACCCAAAGATCCTGCCTGAGATCTTCTTGAGTTACGTCATCTACGTATGACGCATAGGCCTGAACCGTGTGATCGATAATTTCTTGAATCTTTTCGTGGCTGTACATTTTACTGCCTCCTTTCTACTGTGTCTTTGTTTACCTTCAAACCAACTTTTTTACTTTCCGCTTTTATTTTTGCTTCCGTTATTTGCTGATCTTGCCGCGCCATCACAAATTCCGGATTGTTAAACATAGTAAGCACCCGTTTTATCTCACTCACGGGCAATTTTTCGGCATCGAGTACATCAAAAACCCGAAGTATTGCTTGGCCGAGAACTGAACAACCCGTCACGCTCGGCAAGAAAAAGCCACCACAAAGGCGATTAGTCAGCTCAGCAAATTTTGAAAACCGTGTCTTGCAGCTCACTGGCGGCGGCTGTTTCTGCCACGCGTGTTGCACTTCCCACAACAGAGCCCCCATGAGCTCCGACCGGTTGGCCCGGAGCCGGTCGAGAATCTCCTTTTTCTTCGCCTTGCTCACACAGTAGGCATTTATCATATAGGCGCGGCTGGCGAGCTCATCCGTCAGAATCGGATTATTGCTGGTGACAATAAAGATCAAATCATTATATCGCTGCATATTGCCGCCAACGCCAAGGCGGTAAGTCGTGAACTGACTGCGAGTTATGAAATCGGCAAAGCGCTCGCTGTAATAAGAAAGTTTATCGCCCGGCACGTTGTCAAAGAGAATCACCGGTACTCGAGTTGTTACGAATTGGTTGATAACACGCTCCGGTACATTCATATACACATCGAACGACAGCCCCACAGCGAGTTCGCCGGTGAGCAAGAGGGAGTAGGCATCGGCCAATGTAGTCTTTCCCTGTTCGTTTGCGGCCGCCGCAATGAGCATGAAGGGGCAACGCGAAAAAAGATAAAGGGGCCGAACCAGTCCATAAGCCAGAAACTGATAGAAAGCTCGACGATCCCGGGCATCCTTTAGGAAAAGAGAGTTGAGGAATTGAGTTACTAAGGCAGGGTTACGTTTCGGTGTGATTTCGGTACCAAGATAGTAATAAAACTGGTTCGGCCCCAAGTCGCGAATTGGATATAGTCCGGGGGATACCTTCCCCTGCTCAACAAAGGGAACCATTCGGCCCATGGTAGCAACCTGCCGCACCGAGCCCTTGAGATATAGGTTAAGGAGAGCCCGCCGCACCACTATCGAGTTAATGTGACGTGGCCTGACGTTCGGCACTCCCTGTGCCATCAATAGATCTACAAGATAGTTTAATGTGTATGGACGGTGTAAATAGATCTCGACACAGTGCTCGCCAGCAACCCAAAGCCAGCCATCATGGATGCGAGAATAGGCAAAGTTCGGGCAGGCCTCAAGATAGGTCGCCACTGCCGTAACCGGATCGGTAGCGAGCTGCCGCCCGGACGGACTGAATTGCTTGAGATAGGCCCCGTGATCCACGCCGCAATAGTCGCAGCATGGAGCGGCGAAGGAATACTCCCCTCTGCCGCAGGCCGGACACCGAAATTTACTTGCTGCCATTGCAGTTCCCCCCTTTTTTGTTCTTCACCCTTATATACGAGTCAGCCTCCGTTTTTGTGCATGAAAAGTTATTCATCGGCCCAATTATTGGGATAGATAGTAGACTCCACAATCTGCTCCGTCGGTGTGTTCTCGTCGTACACATCCGGCAACAGCTGCCGCGCCTCCCTGGCCAGGATCTCCTCGATCTTGTCCACTTCCTTTACATCCTCGAGTTGGATTAAATAGCTGTCATGGACATACGCACAAATTTGGTAACCGGCCAGCGTCAGCTGAACGAGCCCCCGCTTCGTAAGCCGCGCCGCCAGCCCCTGGAACTGGGCATTCCGATAAACGGTATAGGACACCGGGTGCCGCTCGAGCCAGACACCGTGCCAGTCCTTTATCTGCACCCGCCGCCGCATCAGCCACCGCTCCAGGCGCGGCGAGCTCCGGCCCCGCTGCACTTCTTTTATCAGGTCCGACGGTGCATCCGGAGTCTGAGCCAGTCGGCGCAGGACCGCCACCAGCTGTTTTGGGCTCAAGAACTTCGCCCGAGTGGCACCGTGGAGCTCTGGCGGTTCCTGCTCGGCCAGCCACTGCCGAAACTCCGGAAAGGCCCGAAGCCAAGCATCCCGCAACCGGGCGGCCTCATCCAGCGTAATGACGAGCCCCTGCCGGGCACAGTGGGTCACGAACTTCCGCGGCCCCATTCCTGCAGGCAGACCGAAGTTACTGGCCTTCATCAGGAACCGCTCCTCCTTTGTAATCTCCTTCGCCGGTTTGCCGTAGAATATCGTTCCCAGATACCTATGAACATCCTCTCCCCTTCGGATCATCTCCCGCAATTTCCCTGGTAGAATCTGGGCCAAACAGGCGAGCTCGAGCTGGCGATAGTCCGTTTCGACAAAGACCGCCGCAGAGGAAGAGGGCCGGAAGCAGCGTCGAATCCAGACCTTCCCGCTCCGCTTGGGTAGGTTCTGGAGATTCGGCCGGGCACAGGACGTACGGCCCGTGTGGAGTAGCGGAAAATAGGTGGGATGGATCCGCCCCGTATCCGGATTGTAGAACTCCTTCCAGGCCGAGATATAAGTGCTGAGCATCTTATCGGCCTCTTTGTAGCGCAAGAGCGCCTCGAGGCTCGGATGTGGATAACGTGCGTTAATTGTCTGCAGCACCTCCTTACTTATCTCCACCCGACCGGTTTCGGTGCGAAGCGGCTGCACCCCGTGTGATTCCAGATGGGCTTCTATATCGGCCCGTATCTTCTTCTCATCCAGCTTCGCTTTGTATTTGCCACCACGGGCCCCCGTCCGAGCCGGGACATACCAACCTACGGCCGCCAGCTTCTTGGCTGCCGCCCGGCGCTGGCTCTGGAGCCGCCGCTGGAGGGAGCGCACCTCTTCCATATCGATGGGCAGCCCGGTAAGGCTGAGCCGCTCGAGCGCCCAGGCGGCAAGGGTGTGCTCAGTTAGAATATCCCAGTTGGGCCCCGGATCCCGCTTCAGCAGCCGCAAGAAGGCCCGTTCGGTAAGGTGAACGTCCTGCACTAAGTAGGCCCGCTGCTCCTCCGTCAGCTGCCCGCGACGAAAACTCAGTCGAACTTTCTCATCCCCCGCCTTCGCCTCATCGGCCACGGATTCCAGATCGCGAAGGATCGGCTCGCCCTCGCAGTCGGTACGAGCCAATCGTTGAAGCGCGTCCCAGAGCATCGTGCAGCACAGACAGGGCCGATGAAAACTGGCATACCACTGGATACAACGCTCCAGATCGGCTGCCATCAAATCGAAGGCCAGGTTGTGTGCCACCAAAATCGGCACCCGATCACCGCTCCCCATTGTAATAAGCCGCAGGAGCCGCAACTGAAACTCTTCTTGCTTGGTGAAGACTTCCACCTTGCTGCCGACCTTGAAGGCCCCGGCCACGAAAACGGGTCGACTACCCGGTTTAATCGGCTCCGTTTCGGTATCGAGAAAAACGGGAAAGATTCGCTCCCAGCTCATAATTGCCTCCTTAGATCTCACATCCACAATCGGGACAGGTCCGTTTACCGCGCAGCCGCCGCGTCCGATATTCTATCTTTAGCTCCGGAACGGTAACGGCCTTTCGCAGTAAAAGAAAAACAGCAGAAAGGGGTATGCCTTGCAGCACTGCCCTTTCAAGCGCTGCAGAAAAAAGGCGACGATAACCGCACGAAAGGCAAAAGGCCTGATTCTCAATGTGTATAACCAAATTAGTCATGACTACCTCCTATTAGAAAGCCTGGTTAAAAACGTTTTCAACAAGCGTATTGAATTCTTTTTCAGGCGAAAAGGCAAAGCTCTCCACCGCTCGCCTCAACTCGCGCAACTCAAAGTGCTTCTTGAAAAGCTGCGTGAGCCCCGCTAATGTTCCCTCGAGCACTTCCTTATCGATACCTCCGTGATTTGCTATCTTCCAGATCTCAAACAGGCGGCCAACAATTTGTCGGTAGAAGGTATCGTAGTTATCCTTAGGAAAGGGAGTTGGAGCTTTCTCAATCCGATCTTTAACTTCCTGGACGAGAGCCTCAAGTAGCGCCTGACCGCGCATCAAAATTGGAATAGCCAACCACGCCTGCCGCCGCACTGTATAATTACTATTTGGCGAAAGAAAATGGCACAACCAAGTATTGATACTGTCGTGCGCCGTATGGGTTTGGGTATCTAACAGAGCCCGCCACAAGGCCACACCGTCATCATAGGGCAAGAGTCCCACCAGTGCTTCGATCTGGGCGGCAGCAGACAGGTTCTTAAATTGTGGTGCCGCAACCATTTGTAACGCCCAGGTGAGGCTGCGCGGGTTGGTGGTGCGCATAATTTGTAATTGTTTTAGAGCATCTTCCGTTATCTTTCCGGCCAGACTCGGGTTCTGCAAGATATTTTTTTCTTCTTTCTGCTCTGGAAAGTCGAAGGATTCGAATAATTTTTCAAAGGGTAAATCTACTTGTTGCCTTATCCAGTTCCGCCACTCTTCCCACGACTCCGAAACCAGAAGGTGAACGAACCGGCCAGCCAGTGCGTGATCGAATCCGGTTACTTCATAGTCCACAGAAGGTGGATTGCTGGCGGCAATGATCCACACGTCATCAGCCAGCCGCTGCCCGTGCAGCTGCCGCTCAGTTAATAGGGGCAGTATGGCACTCAATACGAAACGCGGAGCCCGGTTGAATTCGTCCAAGAAGAGAATGGTTTTCTCTCCCTTTTCCGGCCACCAAGTAGGCGGTGCCCACTCAGTGCGGCCATTGCGCTGGTAGGGAATCCCGATTAGGTCACCCGGCTCTTGCGTTGCCAAATAAAGAATCCGCAGACTTCGGCCGGTTTCCGCCGCCAGCTCCCGCACAAGCGCCGTCTTCCCGACACCGTGCTTGCCCCAGAGCATCGGCGTGATCTGCCGCTCTGCCAACAACTGAACCAACTGCTTCAGTGTGTTACGGTTTCTCATGACTACCTCCTTTACTACGACTTCTTTTTGGGAACGAATTCTACTAAGTTACCCGTATATGTGTGTACCGCAAAAATCGGACCACAACGAGCTGCCGGAGCTTTTGCTTCCCTAACATAATAGTTCACATAACTTGGCTTTTCGTGAGGCAAGAAACAGACCCACGCCAGCTGCCGACGACCAATATCAAGAGGCCAAGAATAATTATCTAAATCACCCAGCCAAAGGTATTTTTCGGGCACATTCGCCGTTTTCGCCTGAATATCTCTCCACACATCCCGATAATTCGTACCGCCGCCAGCCGGTATAAGGTACCGAAACGGTCTCAAATTTCCTTCTTCTTCCGTTTGGCGCAGAGCTTCCCGAAAGTAACGATAGCCCGTGCCGCTCAATTCGTAGTCGCAGAGCAACCGAGTATCCCCCGCATAGAACCAAACACGCCACCCGTTGTCCACATAGAAGGCAATTAGTTTCAGAGCCAGCACTATTTCGGCGAATCCCATGCTGCCCGATACGTCAAGGATAATATGTAGTCCCGGTCGCTGCCGCCGGACTACTTCCGGATAACATAGCGGTCGCCGCCGAGCGAAGCGGGGCCGCAGAGTGGCCTCTTCCCGGGCCCCGTACTCGAGCCAGCGCTGCAAATAAATGGATACACCGGTAATATCAAAGCGCCGCCCGGTCGGAGTATAGAGCCCGGTCGGCGGCAGAACCGGCCGGTAAAAGCGCCGGACTACTGCACTATTCCCTTCCAAGACAAGCGGGTGCGGATCGGATTCACTACCCGCATTGATTTCATTTCGTTTTATCTTTTTTGCCGATTCTTCGAGCTTTTCGTTGCACTCGGCTTCCAGCTTTCGTTTCTCTTCTACCTTTTTTTGCATGTTATTTAAAATTCTATTAAACCGATCCCATTTACGTTGTAGTGCAAACTCCGGCCAAACCTTCCAGAAAAAATCAACCAAACTAATCTCCGGATCGGCCGCCGGTGTAGTATAGCTGGAACTTATGAAGTTCTTGAACTCCATGCTTCCCGGAGCTATAACAAAATCCGTGCAGAATTTTATCCATTCGTTTATATAGCAGTCTGTAATTAAATTCCAGAAAAGCCGCGCCCGATTGAGCACTTCCATAGATGGCTGATTGGGAACTGGTTCATTTAATCGGGGCAAATTTTTCATAGTTGCCGGACTGCGCGTTATATGTTCAAGCAATCGGTGCAGTAGTTCATGGAGCAAAATACCGCACCGTTGATTACTTCGGGAAAGGCGGAAGTACCGTGCCGACAAAAGCAAATAGTACTTCCCTTCCTTTGATCGGCAGAGCGCCGCATAGGCACTTGGTAGCTTTTTGTTCGGTACCACATAGACCGGTAGCATTGTAATTGTGGGAAAGAATTTGCTAATCCGACCGAAGTCATTAGCAACTATTTTCCTTTGTGCTTCCGTTAGTGTACGCATAGCTCTCTTCCTCGTTTCTTCTGCTCACATCAATTATCGCAAGGATACCATAAACGGCCTCCTTTGTCAATCGTCTACTTTCTTCCTTTTATGTAATCTATATTGGGATATGTCTTTGCGTCAGGATCGAATTGTGCGGCTGCTGCACGTATTCGAGCTAAACGCAACGCGTGCCGATATTCCGGGGCGATAGCTTCCAATTGGTAGCCGTGATAGTATGCCCAATTCAATAAACCGATTAGTAGCTCCACTAAATACTGCTGGCGCATACGCTTTTCCTTTTTGCTGATCGGCCGATAATCGCGCACAATTTTGTAGCCGTTAGTGGTACTGCGGCCGCATATATGTGTGTACCATGCGCGCAATAATCGGCAATCGCTACGTAATGCTAACCGATACTTTCCTTCTTCTTCCGGTACTTTCTTAACCCATTTCGCGATAGCGTACGCATGCTTAGTGTTTAGTTTTGCCATAGTTCCTCCTTACCTATTTTGCCATAGGTTACGATTACACCGTATCCATTTATATTCAATGTGGCATACATACCACAATGACAACCAAAAACTAATGATCAGTACTTCCATGGGTGCACCTTTAGTGTGGCAAATTCCAAATGTGTACCGTATTCCTTTTCTGTCGACCGCAACACAAACGGCACTGCGCGCATTGAATGGGGTGCTTTTTTCCTTCCTGTTTCTGCTTGGTATTCGGACAGAGCACAAAAGGTGCAATGTTCGGCCGCGTTTCTCCGCAGTAGAATACGCGATAACCTTTCTTTATAGCACGCTTTACTTCCTCTTCCGTTTCGCATGACGCCATACAGTACTGTCGCAGCGTGCGATAGTGCTTACTATCCCATGCATGGGAGTAGCCAAGTATGGTAGCGTTAGGGAAAGCACGGCGTAACAACCGGAAGAATTTGGAAGAAAGGAAACCGGGTTCTCCAAATGCACCCAACCGGACTACGTCAACGACCGGATCACAATACCGAGAAAGCGGAAGTACTTCTCCTCTTTCTTTTGCTGCGCAGTATCCTTTTCTCAACGCGTAGATACTTTGTGCGCGCACATAGCAATCATGACGTTTATGCGGACAGCTATTTGGGCATGCTTGCCAGTACGTATCAGTAGAAGGTTCAGACAAGAAAGCACGCGACAGGATATATACTTGCGGCACATTTCCTGTCTTCGTATTATCGCTTTCTGTCCGGACTACCACAACAAAAGCATCCTCTTCGTAATCAACATACGTCGTCATGGTACTTCCTTTCTGTCGTCTCCTTTCTGTCGCGGCCGCGATACCGAGACGACAAGAGTACCGCGGCTGTATTTGTTAAAGAATTTTAACGCCGTCAATTTCAATTTGATCCGGCATAATACTTATTTTTTCTAATTCATTCAAGTATTCAGCTAACGCCGCAAGACCGCGGCCGCGGTAGATAATGTCGGCAGCAGAAACTATCCATTGCATGGTTTTTCCTCCTATTCAAACAATTCCCATACTGTTTTCTGAAACGCAACGGAATATGTAGCATGATCGGCTAACACCTTTTTGGCCAAATTTACTAACCTGTCATAGTGTTGTCCAAGAAATTCTTGCAGAGCTGGATTGCACGCAGCTCGAAAAAGTAGTCCGGCTGTCTGTCGGCCGAGACGTTGACGGAGTAGCGCTATCGCTTTACGGTACTGTCTTTGTTCTGCATTTCTCATACCAATTCCTCCTCTACCGGTTCAATGATACCATAGTCTTCGAGTATTTCAATCGGTGTCTTGAACCGAATTGTGTCCTCTATTTCTTCTCGGTCTAAATTCGGTTTATATGTCTCGAGACAGTATAGCGCATAGCTGATTAGTGCGTCAAGGTTTTCTTTACCAAATACTCGCTTATAGCGCCGGATAGCCCATGACCATGCTACCAATTCGAAAACAAAAATATGTCCTTTATCACCAACAATGAAATTGAGTATGCCGAATTTGGGAAGTAGTGGTAAAGTATGAATGTGTCCCATTTCATGGAGTATAGTATATGTGATTAGGGATGGATCGGAAATGTCCGGTCGATCCGGTGGAATTGGTGGTCTTAATCCTAACGATAGCGTAGTGGGAACTAATTCTCCGGTTTCTGTTATTTTATATTCTACTTCACTATCACAATCGTGTAAGAACAATTCAATTCTCATGTTACGTCTCCTTTCGTTTAGCTGCTCCAGAATAGTATATCATGCAATTAGGGAGCTGTCAAGACACAATTTGTAGCGGTATGGCCGCGGTACCGGTACTACATGTATCACAATCGATCAGTAACGGCTGCGGTTGCAGCCAGCCGGTACTGCGGCCGGTATCGTATCAATCATGATATATATATAGGTAGCCGCGGCCGACCAAATTGTTACAATCTTTTAATATATATATATATATCGGCACGGAATTTGCTCGGTCAAGTACGAAATTTTTAATCCTCTCCGGCACGGCATTTGCTCCGACCGGCTGCCGAAATGGCAGCGGAGCAAGAACCGGGCCCGGCTGCCGGAGCAAGAACTGTGCCTGCCACTTTGGCAGCCGCCGCCCCGGCCGCCGCCCCGGCCGCGGGGGCCGAGGCCGCGCGGGGGCATAAGTCGGATCCGCACCAGCCCTTCCGTATCCCATACTCTACAGCATCGGACAAATAGGCAATATACCGGCCCCGCTACGGCTACGGGCCCGGAGTAGAGGCGGCTACATATACTGTATATAGGCCTAGTCCTATTACGGCTACGGCTACGGACCCGGGGTAAGGTATGGTACGGTATATCTCTACTTCAACCCTTTTAAAAAGGAACCCCGTAGTAGATAGTAGTAAAGGGCTGGACTAGTACGGCAACCGAGCCCGGTCCGGGCCCGGCCGCCATACCAGTCCAGCCCTTTACTACTATCTATTACGGGTTTCCTTTTTATTTGTATTGTGTTGAAGATATACCGGACCCGACCAGACCCCGGAACCGCCCCCATTACGGCTTCTAAAACCGGGCAGAGGCGCGCGGCCCGCAGGAGCCGCCGAGGGCCCCAGGATCGCCCGGCCGCCCCGGCCCGGCCCGACCCCCGCGCGGCCCGCCGCCGGGCCAGCAGCGGGCGCGAGAGCGGCTCCTACGGCCCGCCCGCGCCGCCTCGCCCCGCAGCAGGCCCGCAGCGGCCCCAGGATCGTGCCGCACCACCCCGCGCGGCCCCCGGCCCGGCCCCGGTTGCCGAGCCAACAGCGGGCACGAGAACGGCTCCTACGGCTCCGCTGTCAGTCTGGCAGCCGCCCCGCCCCGGCCCGGCCCGGAACGGTCCCGGCCCGGCCCCAGATTAAAAATCGTTCAGATGAAAGACTTTTCATGCACAAATCGGCTCGCTGATTCGTTTATATAGGTGAGAAGGGAGAGAAAGAGAGAGAAAAAAAAGGGGGAGTCCGCCCCCACGGAGAGAGAAGGAGGCAGCAATGAACGGACCCGATGACGACCTGATCCGCTCAGTCAAGGAACTGGCCTACTGCGCTGGCTACATTGATGCCGACGGCTCAATCTTTATCACACGGCAACGTCGCAAAAACCGATATCAGTTTGCTCCCGTGGTTCAAGCCGCGAGTGCCAACCTGGCAGTCCTCGAGCACCTCCGACGGGTCCTCGGCGGCTCCGTTTGCGATTTTAACCCCAAGTCGGGGGCCAAGCGGCAATACAGAATGTGGATGTGGACCGTAACCGGCCAGGCCGCCGTCTACGTCGCGAAACTCCTGCTCCCCTACCTGCAAATCAAGCGGGAGCAGGCCAAGTGCCTGGCCCAGTTCCCCTACGGAGCCGGGCGCGGCCGCCGTCTGCCCGACGAAATCCAGCGGGAGCGGCAGCGGCTCTATGACCTCTGTCGGCTCCAGACACGGATAAACAACTACACGCAACGAAAGGAGAAGCGGCAGCCATGAGCAGCACCGACAAAACCCGGGGTTTTCGGCCCCAGAATCGCTCCGAGCGGCCCGACTCGACCCAACCCCCTTGCCCCCCGGCGCGGAGCGATTCTAGCTCGCAAAACCCCCAGAAAGAGCGGGGTTCGCGGGGCAAGATCCACCACCGTCCCAGGCGGCCCGGAGAGGTCACGACCCCCCTCGCCGCCATCCGGAACCACTGCATTGAATGCATGGGCTACCAGCCCGCCCTGGTCAAGACCTGCCCGGCCCGGGAATGCTGGCTCTGGCCGTACCGGCTCGGGCGGCGGCCGAATGGAGAAGAGGAGAACGATGCAGACGCTACAAACTGAGCAGCAGCTGGAGCGGCTCCGTGCCTGGTGCCGCGAGTACTCGAAACTAGGCGATGTCGCCGAAATCGGCGTATTCCAAGGCGGCTCGGCCCACGTCCTCGCCGAGGCCCGGCAGCCGGGGCGGTGGCTCTACCTCGTCGATAACGCCGCCATGCCCGGCACGGACTCGAGCATGTGGCCAGAGGCCTCGGTCGAGAACCGGTGCGTCCACGTCCTCGGCACCAGCAAGGACCTGGCCGCGGCGATCCGCACCGACAACGAGGGGTTCGAGCCGGATAGCGAGCACCGCGCCCGGCTCGGGTTCGTCCACATCGACGGCAATCACACCTATCCTGCCGTTTTGGCAGATCTCGAGGCCGTCACGCCCCTCGTGACAGTCGGCGGCGCAATCGCCTTTCACGACTGGGGCGAGCGGGGATCGGACTGTTGCGGCCCGGCGGCCGTCGACGTCGCCGTCACGGACTTCTTGCGGGACCACCCCGAATGGGAGCTGGTCTTCGCCGAGGACCACCAGGGCCTGATCGTCAAGCGAGAGGAGGGCACGGCATGAGCTGTAAGACTGCCTACAAACTCCTTCTCATTATATGCTGGGCCATATTCGGGAGTGCCGTAGCACATGAGGCCTACCAAGCAGAATCGGTAACCGAAATCGTAGGAAAGATTCTCTATGGTGTTTTCGGGTTCGGCGTGATATTCTGTATTTGGTTGCTGGGCGCGCCGTTTATTATGTATGCCGATGACGTAAAAGAAGAATGTCGTCAAATGGAAGAGGAAGAGCAGCGAATACTGGAGGGCAGAGGTAATTAATGGTCGACTCGGCACCGTTCTACACCAATTGGGCGATCCGATTCAGTGCCGATTACCAGGCCCTCTACGCACCGGACGATGACGTTTTCGATACCGATTCGTTGACTCTTGAGTTCTGGATCCACTTCGGCGACGTCACCGATCAAGGCTATATTTGTCGCAAAGGTGACGCAAGCAATAATCTCGATTTTTATATTTATTTTGATAAGAGTGCTAATACATGGCTTTGGTTTCTCGTTTATGACGTTGATGGTAATTCTTGGAGTATTGGTATTGAGCAGACCGATTGGGATGCCGACTCCGTCACCGGCTGGCACCATATTGCCTGCGTTTTCGAATACTCGACCTCGGGCGAGATGCGGGTGCTGATCGACGGCAGCCGGGTGAAGAGCGTTGATCTTGGCGATACGACTACGAAGACGCGACGGCATAATACCCTGGGCCTTTTCTGGGGCGATCCGACTGTCAGCCACAACGGTGACTGGTGCCTCGACGAATTGCGGATGTGGTCGGTCGCGCGCACGGATCAGCAAATCGCCGACAACTACAATAAGATACTCGACACGAGCGAAACCGGGCTGATTGGCTATTGGCGGCTCGAGGAGGGTAGCGGCGACCTCTGCGCCAATTCGAAGAGCGGCAATCCGGATCTTCACCGGAATCAATATAATCCCGAATGGGTTCCCGTATCCGGGCTCAGCGAGGAGGAGACCGAGCGCGCTCCGACCCGGCGTCGGCGCGCCTCCGGTCTGGTCTGTTCCGGTACCGGGGACCAGGTACCGTACGATCTCAGGAAGCTGTTGATAAAGCAGGCACGGCGGCGGCAGGCCAGGCCGCTGATTGCACCATACCATCGCCTGAGCGGGCTCCACCCGCCGTCGTTACCGAGGAGGTGATCATGCCCTGGAAAGTCGTAAAACGTGGCAGTCAGTATGTTGTCGTCAATGCCGAGACGGGAAAGGTGAAGGGAAAGCATCCGTGCCCTCTACGCCAACGTGCCCGAGTCGCGACGGCCTGCGCGGCGGCGGAGGAAGAAGTAGTGGCGGCCTGGCAAAACGATTCGGCCTGGTTTCGGCCCCCACACCCGCGTATCGCCTATCTCGACCTCGCCTTCTGCCCGTTACCGCAGCAGGTCGAGGCGGCGGCCGAGGCGCTCGGGATCGATCCGGGCCGCGTCGTTACGATCGGGCCATGTGTCGTTCTCTTCGACAAGCCGGATCGGGCCGATTGGGAGCCCACTTTGCGGGACGAAGTGATGCAGTTTATGGACGTATTTGAAGAGATAGCCGAACATGAGTTGGGACGTTCACAATAAATACAGGGATCTGATCGAGCGAATAATGAAGGTCGCTGGCGGGGATTCGCCGGTGTCACAACCGCTCCCCGTATATTGGTCAAAGCAGATTGATTACAATAGAACCGGTCACCAAATAATGGTGGGTATAACAATTGATCCGGAGTTTTGGCCGAATGAGGTTATTACGGCGGCCAGTTTAACTCAAACGGATCGTGAAAATTGCTTTGAAGTCTATATTCATAATTTGTGGGAACAATATCAAGGATCAGATCCTACGATGGCCTATTGCGGTGTATTTGATGCATGGACGGCTCCTTTGTCTGTCTGGCCGCCGATTGCGATGCTCGATCTTACGGCGGCGTCGTATGTAATTCCATCGGATTGGAATGGATATCGATGTGGTTGGGATGTAGTTTGGGGTGAAGGCAAACGAATAAATGGCTGGTCACTACCGGGTGTGGTGATCACATTAGCGGAGAATGGATAGATGGGTGAAAATCTCTACCCCTACACAGGTGATGTTGATACGATCTATAAAGCCTTCAGTTGGGTCGAACGCAATCTCAAATCATTTTATAAAATTCAACCAGCAGCAATAAATTGCGCTACTCAACGTGATGTTAATGAACGAGCTCTTCACTATCACAATTTAAACCATCTTTGCAGTTTGCGGTTCAGAAAAGGTGATCAGCTCTTACCGGCCTCTTCTGTTAGTTTCGTATGGTTGATTATGCCGTCATTCGAAGCCATGGCCGGTCCGTGGGATTATCGTATGGTACCCAATGGATATACATGTATTTCTATGCCTGGCGCAAGTGTTATGACAGGGGCCACTTATAACGGAAATATTAACTATCCGCATTATTGGTGGGATGAAAAAGATCCAACTCTTTGGCATTTTGGATTCTTCGTAAAAAAGAGCGATTGGCGCTGGGCCCAGGCGCGGTGGTTCCCCATATTCTTATTCAACATCGACGGCCATAATCGTTGGTTTATGGGATTGAATTATTAAAATGGAAAAAAATAAGCGGGATCTGGAAACCGCCTGGATCGTTAAGCATCTTGCCGGGCCGCTCTTCAACCAAGACGGATTCGAACGAATTCGGCGCGGCGAAGTTGCTCCGTTGATCCCGACGGTATACTTTTTGACCGGGGCCGATGATTCGATTCTGTACGTGGGGCAGACTCAATGTCTCGCTTTGCGATTAAAACAGCACGAGCGCAAGCGAAAACGGCCGATACCCTTTACCCATGTTGAATACTTCGTGCCCGGAATCGGCAACAAATCCGACCGACTCCGGTTGGAAACAGCGCTACTCAGTCTAATCGTGCCCCGATTCAATACGGCGATTCTCTTGCGCATCATACCGCAATCCCGAACCGTAGTGGAAATCCGCTGGAGAAAGAATGCCAAGCGAAGGCTCTTCTGACATCTATCGGCGCAAGGTGCGGCGCAAGCCGACACCGATTAAGAACTCGATAGCTGATCGGGCTCTGCAATTGGGGAAGGCCCTGTCGAACGCCGAGCTGCCCTATGCGCCGTCGAATACGGACTGGCTGATTCTCGCTGCCGTACTCAATGGTGCCATTTTCACGAATGAGATTGCCAAGCAAGCCCAGCTCACACCGGAAGAGGTGCTGCGCCGGATGCTACAACCGGCCTTCGCGCGCTGGCTCTCGCAGCAGGTCGAGGCCGAGCTGCCTCACCGCCTCGGGCTCGTCGACCTCGCGGTCTATAGCCGGGCGCTCAAGACCGGTGACGTGTCCCGCGCCCGCTATCTCGCCGAGCGGTTCGGTAAGATGCGGCGGCGGGCCGCGAGCAATCACCTCCATTTGCACCTCTCTTTGGAGAAACTCAGCGACGAGCAGCTACAGCGGCTGGTCGAAGAAAAACGGCGGCTGCTCGGATTGGTAAATGAAAATGAGCAAACCAAACAAGAGAGAACTCCTGCTCCAGGAAGCGCTGATACTGGCGGAACTGGAGAGGCGGCGGAAGAAGGCCCCGCTTCTTCACTTTAAGCCGCATCGTGTCCAAAACCAGTTCCTGACCAGTACCGCGCCCGTTGTTATTTTCGCTGCCGGTAACCGCGCGGGCAAGACCGAGGCCCTCGCCGCCCTGGCGATGTCGGCGGCCTGGGGCTATCGCGTCTGGGAAGTCGGCAAACTGGGGCCGCGCGAAGAGGTTCCGGCAAGTTCCTGGATTCTTCGGACCGACGGCTTGCCCATTGCCGTGCCGAATCGGTGCTTGTTTCTGAGCGGGCTCCCGTTTGAACGCGGTATCGGTGAGATCTTCATCGAGAAGTTTCGGAAGCTCGTGCCGAAGGGCATGAAATACGAGATCAAGACCGGGAACATGGGCATTCCGCGAAAGATCATTTGGGAAAACGGATCGGAGCTCGTTCTCGGTGCGGCGACGCAGCAGAAGGCGACGAAGGATATGAGCTTCGAGGGGTTTGCTGTCGATCTCGTATTCATCGATGAGCCCATTGATAGGAAGACCTATATTGCCGTCAAGCGCGGGCTCGTTGACAAAAAGGGCCGTGTCTATTGGAGTCTCACTCCCATCGGTCCGAATTGCGCCTGGATCGCTGCCGATCTGCTCGGCAACGAGCGGGCCGATGTCGAGCTGATTCAGTGTGATCCGCTCACGGATAATCCCTATTTGGATCGCGCCGCCTTCGAGGCCTTTTTGGACGATGCCGCCATGACCGATGCCGAGCGGGAGGCGCGCCGGTATGGTCGATTTAATATGCTGACTCAGCAGATCGTTTCGACTTTTGGCGACCATGCCATTATCGAGCCGACAGATATTCCATTGCATATCCCGCGCGTCATGGTTAGCGATCCCCACCATGCGCGCCCGACCGTTTCGATTTGGGCTGCGGTCTATGATGACGGCGAGCGGCTGGTTATCTACCGCGAAGATCCGGATTATGACATGTCAAAGGGCCGGAAATTCATCGCCTTCTCCGACTGGGCCGCTCGGATTAAGGCCCTGGAGGGGCGCGAACCGGTGCTGTGGCGGCTCTGCGATCCGCAGTTCGGTCCGGCGAAACCCAGTGTGCTCGGCCAGCAACAGCAATCCTTTGTGGAGCGCGCGGCCGAATACGGGCTGATATTCAATACGATGGTAGATAACAGCATCGATGCCGGATTGGAGCGGTTGCGGGAGGCCTTTCGTCCCAGCAACATCACCGGTCGTCCCCGGATTCAGATATTCCGATCCTGTCGGCATACAATTCGGGCTCTACAACTATGGAGCTATGAGGAGACGCCAGATCCCGTTTGTGGTCACAGCGGGGAGCGACAACTATTTGGAAAATCAGGAACCGGAAAGAGAGGAGTTGACCGATGCTGGTACAGAAGGTAGAATCATTTTTGAGTAGGGTTTACCCCTATTTGTTTGCCGGACTCTTGGTCGTTGCCGCCTTTTCTTGTCGCTATACCGAGGTGGCAACGGGGCCTGACGGGCAGCCGATTGTGGTCGAGCGCGGTATCGATCAGACTGGGTTGCAGCCGGATGAGGTACTTGGTGTGCCATCTGAGGACATCGTCGGTGCGGCCAAGGATGCTGTCGAAACCGTGAATCCGGTTGAAGTGGTCGAAAAAGGACGAGAAGGAGACTGGTTTGGTGTAGTTGCTGGTGTCCTTGCTTTCGTAGCCGTTCTCGTTGGCGGAATAGGTGTTCGACGCAAGATCAGGAAGAAGAAGGGAGCAATGTAATGCGCGTACTGAAAGGGTTGGTTGTTGGTCTCGTTGTCCTCCTCGTCCTCTATGCCGTGGCCGTGGTCGCGCCGCCCTTTTCGATCGGTGTCGGCGGCGGCATCATGACCGGCCCGAATGCGGTGCTCGGCGGCCAGGTCGTCATTCAGAAAAACGTACTACCGGATAAGAAGGAGCCGCTGTAGTGCTCGATTTGGTCTATATCCATTTCGGACACAAGCGCCACTCAATCCGTTACGGAATCGAACTGGGGTCGCGCTGGCTTGCCGATATGGGCATCCGGTGCCGTGGCCTGGCCATTCTCGATCGACCGACAAAGGACGTGCGCGGCATCCTGAATGAAGCCCGCCCGGAATACTGGCTCGATATAGTTGAAATCGATCGGTGGCAACTGGCCCCGGACTTCAACGGCCAAGTGATCGCCAGTCGCGACCTGGCAATGCGTCGGCTGCACGAAATCGGCGAAGACACCAAATGGATTTGTTTTCTCGACGACGTGAGTGATGATCGGATACTTGCTTGGCGTGGTGTTAGCCTCTTTCTTTGGAATAGCTGGGGCATTGTCAATCTTAAGCAGGAACATCGAGTAACGCACTTCTTTCGCTACCGGCCCGGCAGCCGGATGCGGCCGGATCTCGTGCTCCATCACACAGGCGACATACACGAGGAGCTCGAGGCCGAGCCGGAACGGGCCCAAACGCTGCCCTGGTTTCTGCTCGACCTCAGCGGTATCTGTGCCCAGGCCCGGCGGGAGATGTATGAGGCCCAGCTCCGGGCCGGAAAATATGATCCGTTTACGTTTCGATGGATTGAATCGCCGGATCCGATCGCTCTCAATCAAGTTATAAACGAGGATCCGGAAGAGTTCTGGAGGAAGCGCTATGGCCGATAAGTGCTTTCACGGCGTACCACACGACCAACACTGTATCTATTGTGATTTAATTCAAAAGCAAGCGGTGCGGTGTCCTGATTCTCGGTTGCGTAAAATAGCACAGTTGCGTTGGAATCAATTACGAAAAGAAGGTGCTTTTAATCAATTTGTGTTAAATAATGGATTGAGAGGAATAGAAGATGCTCAATCGGCTGACTAATCCGGTTTCAATTCAGGTCCTCGGCGAACTCGACACGTCTCAGTTCAGGACCGATATTCAGCGGCTGAAGCAGCGGATCCAGCTCGAT